AAGGTGGAGGGTCAGGGGTTCGACGTCAACGGGATGGTGGCTCACCGCAAGCTGAAGGGGCTGATGCGACAGGCCCGCAGCACCACTGGTGAGCAGCTGACCGGTGCCGACCCGGGGTCTGAGACCCAGGCGTCCCCGGCCAGTATCTACGGGGTCCCCATCAACTACCCGCTGCGTGGTCTGTGGCCTTCGGGCGCGGGCGCGGCAGAGGGGATCGTGGGTGACTTCTCCCAGGGCATCATCGCCATCCGGCAGGACCTGACGTGGAAGATTCTGGATCAGGCCGTGCTCAACGACAACGCGGGGGCCGTGGTCTACAACCTCGCCCAGCAGGACATGGTGGCGCTGCGCGTGGTTGCGCGTTTCGCGTGGCAGGTGGCCCAGACCCCGGAGCCGGAAAACATCGCCGGGGCCTACCCCTTCGGCGTCCTACTGGGAGCCTGATATGGCCGACGAGACCAAGCCCGCCAACCCCGTCACCGATGACCTGGAGTCCGCCGTGGAGGCGGGCTACCTGGGTCAACCACCGGACCCCAACCCGAACGAGGACTACACCCTGGAGGGTGTAATCAAGGCGGCCAAGGACAAGGCCAAGGACGACACCAGCAAGTCGAGCAAGAAGTGAGCACCACCGTTCCTGCCGACACCACCACCTACGTGGACGCGGTGGCCGAGGGGTTCTACGGGGACCGCACGGACCCCAACCCGGATTACGTATACGACGTAACCGAAACGCCCCCAACGCCACCGCGCAGCATGGGGGGTTTCACGCCCCAGCACGTCAGTCTGGCGGCAGCGTCGGGGGGTGTGGGGTTTGACCTGACCGTCACGGGCGAGTTCCCCGACGACGCTTCGGTGTTGCAAGTGAAGATCGCCCAGCCCACGATGGGTGGGACGACGCTGGACACGGCGGGTTTGATGAAGGACTCGCCAACCCAGCTGACCGCCCAATATGCCGACACGGCCGGGATGGTGGAGGGAACCGCCCAGGTTTACGTATGGGTGGTCCCCGAAGCAACGGCGTATCCCGGTTCCGGCACCGTGACGTTTGACCCATGACATTCACGCCAGAGCAAGCCGCCGCTGAAGAAGCACGGGCCCAGCTTTGGCGCGATCAACAGGCACGGCGGGTGGCCTACCAGACGCGACTCTGGTGGTCACTCGCCGGTAGCCCTACCGCAGCTGCCCAGCTACGTAAGGACTGGGACCCGGTGGTCCAGTGGCTGTTGGAGCGCGACCAACCTCAATTCGACCCCCAGGACGATCCCGGTTTCGACCCGCTGGGGATATCTGACTCCGTGAACGTGGGGACCTGATGAGCACACCGGTAACACCCCCGGAAATCGGCTGCACCATTGACGACGTGGCCGCGCTGATCAGAGCGCGCACCAAGGACTCCAATGGCAACGAGGTGGGCACCTTCACCGTCCTGACCCGACCCACGGACGCTCAGGCCCAGGAGGCCATCGACCACCAAGTGGTGATGGTCCACACCAAGGTGGGGTACGTGGGGGACGGATGCGCGGAGCTCGCGCGCGGAGTGGTTGCCATCGGGGCAGCTGCCGAAATCGAGCTCAGCTACTTCCCGGAGCAGGCGCGCACGGATCGCAGCCCGTACACGTACCTGATCCAGCGCTACTCCGAGGCGCTGCAGGGGCTGTTCGACTGCGTGGCGGGCAACCTGCCCGACAGTGGGGACACCCCAGCGGACCAACCCGTCAACTATCGCTTTGGGACCGTGGACTCCATCAGCGGCGTGGTCCACGCCCACTACACCGGGCGGGCGTGGCCTCCGCTGCCGGTGCCGCCGGCGGCCCCGGCCACGACGGACGACGATGGGAGCGACTAAGAGCCTCGGCCAAGCAGGCGTGGTGATTGAGGCCCCCGGGGCCGATGTATTCGCGCGCCGTCTGCAGCGCTGGAGCCAGTCCATCGAGAACGCCAAGCCGGAGTTCGAGTCCATCATCCGTGAGGTGCTGCGCCCCGGGGAGGCCGAGGTGTTCAACACCAGCGGGGCGGCGATCAATAAGCGCTGGCCCGCTGCGGTGGAACCGGACCGCAAGTCTGACCCCCGGTTGCTGTTCATGTCCGGGGAGCTCTACCGCTCGCTGGCAAGTCTCACGTCCGATTCCGTGCAGGTTGCCACGCGTACAGAGCTCCACTTCACCACCCGCACCCGCTACGCCCACTTTCACCAGCACGGAACCTCGCGCATGGCCGCGCGCCCGTTCATGGGGATCAGCAGCGCCAGCCGCAAACAAATCATGGACGTGATGCACCGGCTGTCCGTGCTCCAGGCCGAACAGGGGTCCACCCCGTGACCACCACCTACCCGACCGGACCGGCCACCGTGGCCGAGGTGGGGCCCATGATCGGCGGGGCCCAGGTGGAGCTCGCGGTGTACACCACGCTGCACGACTGGTTGCCCAGCTACCTGTCGGAGTACGAGCGCCAAAACAACCTGACCCCCGGCTCGGTGTCCCCACCGCGTGGGTGGGCGGTGACCGGGCGCGACCTTGCCAAGCAGCCCGCCGACCAGCTGCCCTGCGTGGTCATCATGGCCGGGGGCATTGTCGATCCCCCTCGCAAGGAAGGCGGGCGAGGCAGGCTCACCGCGCGCTGGGTGGTGGACGTGGGGGCCGTGTTCGCCGCGGCATGGGGCGGCAAGTCCCGGGCACACGCTCAGCAGTACGCCGTGGCCGTCCGCACCCTGCTTCAACAGCGCCCCGTGCTGATCGGGGACGGGTCAAGCGTTGACTGGCGCGCGGAGGGCTACGACGAAATGGACTTCGAGTCAGAGCGCATGTACAGCGCTTCCATCGCCAACTTCACCCTGGAGGTGGTGGGCGTGGGATGGGCCAACGGTGGCCCGCCCCCATACGTCACTCCACCTACCGATCCCACCGCCCCGCTGGACCCATGGACAGCGGTGGACACGACCGACGTAACGGTCGAACGCACACCCACCCCATAAGGAGCACCCAATGAGTAGACCGGGCGTCGAGGTCACCTCGGCAGCTGCGGCTCCCCCTGTCGGAGTCCCGACCGACACCAGCGTGGTGTTCATGGTTGGGGAGGCCACTCAGGGGCCCGTTGACGCGCCCACTCGTATTACCTCGCTGGACGGGTTCCAGTCCGTGTACGGAGACCGCATCGCCGGTTGCGAGGGATACGACTCCGTGGACGCGTATTTCCACGAGGGCGGTACCGCCGCCTACTTCCAGCGCCTCACGGACGGGGCTGCCCTGGCCAGCGGGGACGCGGCGTCAGTCGTGGCGGGTAACACCGTCCAGGCAGCCAGCCCGGGGGCGTGGGCAAACGCGCTCGAGCTCGATGTGGTCAGCGCCCCCGCGCTGTCCAAGTCAAAGCAGCCCGAACAATCGGAACTGCTCACCTACGAGCCCAAGGCCGGGAGCCCGGGGTTCCTAGCCACCATCAAGCTGGGGGGCTCGGCGGTCAGCACGTCCGCGGAGCTCTACACGCGGCGCGACCTGTCCAACTACCTGCAGGCGTCGGCGTACCTGCGACTGGTGGGACCGGACTCCGACGACCCGCTTGCCGTTGGCACGGTGGTGCTCACCGGAGGGGACGACGGTGTGGTCCCCGTGGCAGACGTTCAGGCGCTGCCTGCAGCGCTTGACCTGATCAACCCGGAGCTAGGCCCCGGTCAGCTGTGTGCCCCCGGCAAAACAGCGCTCAGCGATCACGCGGCGCTGCTGAGCTCGGCAGCTGCCACCAACCGCTACGCGCTACTGGACTGTGACCCCGACGACGACGCGCTGGCAGCCCAAGCCAAGGTGGCGTCCCTTCGGGGGGCACTGGAGGACCGCTTCGGGATGCTGTGGGCCCCGTGGGCTGTGGTTCCGGGGATCGCACCCGGCACCAGGCGCACGGTCCCGTGGTCGGCGATCCAGGCGGGGTTGATCGCGCGCAACGACGCGGCGGGCAACCCCAACCAAGCAGCTGCGGGCAGCTGGGGGATCAGCCAATACGCGCTGGACCTCTCGGAGACCTACAGCGCTTCGGACATGGAGGACATGCTGTACGCGGGGGTCTGCACCGCGCGCAGGGTGTACGGGGGGATCGAGGCCTACGCGTTTCGGTCTCTCGTGGACCCCGCCGGCCAGCGCGCCCAGTGGGTGCAGGCCAACCACGGGCGCTTGGCAATGGCCATCGTGGCCGAGTCCGAGGCGGTGGGGCAGGACTTCGTGTTCTCCCAGATCGACGGACGCGGGCTGACCATCGCGGCGTTCAACGGGGCGCTGGCAGCCGTGTGCAAGGGGTTCTACGACGACGGAGCGCTGTACGCGGAACCGGGGTCCAACGACCCCAGTACGGCCTTCGTGGTCAACACGGGACCCGCAGTCAACACACCGGACAAGCTGGCCGACGGAATCCTGTCGGCGGTGATCAGCGTGCGGATGAGCCCGCACGCGGAGCTCGTCCAAATAACCATCGTCAAGTACCCGATCACGGTCACGCTGGCGTAGGAGGACGATATGTCACGCAAGGATCAGTACGACGTGACCGTCAGCGTGGACGGTCTCGGCAACCTGGGCACATTCGACACGTTCGGAGGGGGTGAAATCGACTCCGACGAGCAGAAGTACCGCCCCGGTGGAATGGCCCCACCCGTGTCCCTGGGGGGCGCGGTCACCATGGGCAACGTAACGGTGTCCAGGCTGTTCGACCTGGACCGGGACAACCCCATCGTCCACGCGCTGATCGCAAGGGTGGGCATCGGCGGAATCGCGGTCACCAAGCAGCCGCTGGACTTGAACAAGGTCCCGTATGGAAGGCCGCTGGTGTACACGGGCAAGGTCAAGAAGGTGACCCCACCGGACCACGACTCCACCAGTTCTGACCCGGGGCTGTTGGAAATCGAGTTCGTGCCCACGGGGACGGTGGGATGACCGTTTCCGAAGCGTTGCACGAGCGCACCAACGCGGGCCAGGGCCAAGACCCCGAACCCCCCACCATCGACATGGAGCTCCCCCAGCCCCCCGCCCCCCAGGTGGCCGAGGGCTCGGTGCTCTCGGCGCTACGAGCTCGCGCGGCGCAGCTGCGTACCGAGACCACCGTGGACCTGGGCATCCCGGGGTACGAGGACCTGGGGCTGATCGGACGCTACCGGGCGGTGTCCATATCCAAGCCCATGTCCAATTCCATCAACCCGCTGGTCCCGGAATGGACCGTGG